TCAGCCGTCGGCACCCAACGGCGACGGAGGTCGCTGATCTTGGCGGGCTGGTCGTCGACCACGGACTCGATCCAATCGATCACCGCACCGCGCTTCGCCTTCCGGCCGCTGATGGTGGCGAATCGGGTGACGGCCGACGCGTCGACCGTTCCGGCCTGCACGAGCGCCTCGTGGTCGGCCGCTTCGAACGTGTGCTCGACACCTTCGGGCAGGTTGATCCGACCGGCGAGGACGTCGACCAGCGCGGCCTGCAGGGTCGCCGCGAGGTCGGCGCGGCGTGCCTCCCAGTCGATCTGCGCGGGACCGGCCTTCGGCGTGGTGTAGGTCGCCTGCACGGCGACGAGGCGCTGGGCCTCGTCCATGTCGCCGGACGTGACGGCGACGCTGATCGCCCGGACGATGTCGGCGCGAAGCGACGCCTTCCCCTTCTGGTCGGCCGACAGGTAGGCCTCGGTGGTGTGCGTGGTGGTGGTGGTGGTGGTGCCCATGGTGTCCTCCTCGGACGGTAGACCGGCGACCCCTTGCGGGACGCCTCGGCGGGATTGCCTACGGCAATCCTAGCACAACAAGATCTTCGGCCAGAATGGCAATCGGCCGGACGATATCCGGCCATATGGGGATATGGCCGGAAGATCTACGGTCTGGAACGTTCCAAACCGAACGCGCTTTTGTCGAACAGATGTTCGATCGCTTTTTCACAATGGCACAAGCTGAAAGATCTACGGTCGCAGGTCGATGTCGCCGGACGATATCCGGCCATTGTGGGATATGGCCGAAGATCTTGCAGCGCCATAATCGAACGCCTGTTCGACGAGAGTAAACGTTGTTCAAACACGTGTGCAAACGTCTGTGTAACAGTCGTTTACGGTAATCGTGCATCTTCTTGCAGTGTGACGTAGGTCACACGAACGTATGTTCGGATTGCATGATCCTGCAGCAACGATTCTTTTGGTTTACGGCTGTTAACCTAGTGCATATCGTTCTCGGTATATGGCTGTTAACCTAGCCCTATTAGTAATGTGATGCACAATGTCGATTGTGTGCTTTCGGAATTCCGTTTAGGAATTCGGAATTGTGAATTAGTCGCCGGGTCGATGATGGGGGTCTTTTGCGCCTTTCGTCGCGTGAATTCCAAGCATTCTTTTTAGGTCGTCGGAATTAGCTATTCCGAATTGTCGGAATAGGCGATTGTTTGCTTTCGTCGGAAAGCAAACAATCGCGCCGATAATATGCATTATCGGCGCGGAATTAATGCACTTAGAAACGACTTTCGATGCTTTGTTACCCCACCCCCGGCTTTAAATAAGGCGGCCCCGGCGCGTGCGCCCCCTCTTGCGCCTTCCGGTGCATATAATTTTTTTCCAAAGATGGACCCTGATCTGATTCTGGACACTTTCGGTGCATATAACTTTTTTCCAAAGATGGACCCTGATCTGATTCTCAGCCCTTCCGGTGCATATATTTTCTTTCCCAAAGAAGGACCCTGAACCTTGGGTACATCTGGAAGATTGTGTGTGCTACGCATTCGCACCCACGGGGGAGGAGCACTGATTGAATCCCCATCAGAATAACGTGTCTACGTTGTCTACGATATTGTCACGCTAATGTCTACGATATTGTCTACGATATTATCCGCAGGTCAGAGGGCATATTGGGCCATTTTTAGGGGTTTCGTAGACAATTTTTTCCTCCTCCTGAGAGACCTGCTTTTGCGACTGACGATCTCACCCCTTCCCGAACCCGGTGGCTGCCTACTGGGCGTCGCCCCGCCCCCCCCGTACGCCTTACGCCGGACGTAGTTGCTCAAGGTGCCGTTTACGCGTGGTTAAGGCTTGGGAATCCTATTTTGTCTACGATATTCCGCCGCCACGCGTGAAAATTTTTGCTCCAATGGCGCTGACCTGCGGTTATTTTCGTAGTCAATATCGTAGACAACGTAGACAACGCCGCGTACGGGCTCGTAATTTCGTAGACAAATCAGGGGTTTCGTAGACACGGTGGAGCAAAAGTGCCAGTCGCGCCGATAGTGGTGTCTACGAAAATCTGGCATCTTGCCGGATGCTGGTTTTGGTACAACGGAGTAACCCCCCTTGCCGTTGCAAGGCGTTCGGTAATCGTGCGGTTCTGAGATTTTCGTAGACAGTGTCTACGATATTCTGAGATTTTCGTAGACAGTGTCTACGATATTCTGAGATTTTCGTAGACAGTGTCTACGATATTCTGAGATTTTCGTAGACAGTGTCTACGAAACCCCTGACGAAATACTTGTAGGTGGGAAATTAGTTGGAATATCTTGATATCGAGGGAAAAGGGAAGAAATTTCTGCACCGATAGCGGACGGTGGTTGACTGGGAGTTCTTGCTCGTAAGGTTAATATCTGGTAACCATGAGGTTGCTTCCGGCGGCTGCATATGCTAGCCTGACGGGGTTCGAGTCGCCTTTTGGAGGGGTGAGAGCATGACAGAAGAACGCACACTGTTGCCGATCAAGACCGGGATACACGTGGCCTTTGGGGCCAACATTCGTGGTACTCCCCGCATGTCTGCGCCGAAGGTTTACGAGGACCTGACCACGCTGCGAAGCATCGGAGACGTCGGCGTAGTGCAAGAGTTCAAGATGGACTACTACTGGCGACAGGCTTACCGGGTGCTCATTAAGCGTACCAAGGGTGGCTGGAACACGTCTCCGCACTACCGAAAGTCGTTTGCTGACCCCGTGCTCGGCGCGCAGGCGGTGTTCTGGAACCGCAGAGTCTGGAAGAAGATCACGACGCGAAAGATGCTGCTTCACGGCGAAACTCCCGGCATCAGCAACGATCGGTACTTGCGGGCGACACTGCTAGAGGACCGCGAAACTGGCCTGCGGTGCTGGTTTGGCACTACTCATTTCGTCGTCGGTGGGGATCGTGCGAACGACGAGCCCAAGCGCCGCAAGATGCTGAAGGACAACATCAGCAGACTCGATATGTTCCTCAAGCGGCTAGAACGTACGGGCGATCCGATCTGGTTTAACCTCGACGCCAACATCGCTCAGAACAGCGAGGCGTTCAATCGGTTCGACAAGATGCTGCGGTGTCACGGAGCGCGCTACGTCGGCGAGAAGGGCATCGAGTATACCTTCGTAATCGACTCCTACGACACCGCGATCGAAGTCACAGGTGCGTCAAGGATTCGCCCAAAGGCCAAGGGAGGAAGGCTGAATACCGATCACGAAGCTCGAATCACCAGGTTCCGCTTGGCTGGAAAGTAAGAGAAACCCCGCCTTCGGTATGAGCGAAGGCGGGGTTCTCTCTGTGGTCAATCAGGCCGTGAGTTCTTGGACCAGTTTGGTTCGTAGTCGGTTAATCCTTTCCAAAGCAATCGGGCTCCAGTACTCCAAGATCGGATCGACGAACAGGTACTTTTCATGTACGGTATTCTGGAAACGACGACGACCGGCTTCTCTAACAGCCTTGCGGCACAGTGGCCCACGGCATCCAGCATCATAAGTCCTCTTGTTGTGAGTGCGGGTGACATACTCGTTGTCTAGGAGCTCGACGATCAAGTCGTGCCACAGATCGGCTAGTTCGACCTCGGTCATGCCGTGGTCGATAAGAGATTCGGGCAGACTGGGGACGCTCATCACGACACCACCTTGTATCGAACGGTGGGTCTACCTGGACCCTTATTCTTGTCTAGGTCGATCCAATCGAGTGCGACCATTGTCTCCAGTGCTCTCTTGATCAGGTCGGGGCTATAGTTCTTGCGCTTCATTCGCTGGCCCAGTTCGCGGGCCGTAGCGCCCCGGCCAGTCTTCTCCTGAATTGTCTCGATGTGGCGCAGAATCTCGGTGGTGATCTCAGCCATCTGCGTAATCCCGATCTCCGCGTTCAAGATGCCGTAGCACTTGATCAGATAATCGAGAATCGGCTCGCACCGAGCAATGATCGTCTCGTCGGCGTCTGTCCTGCGCTCGTTGATACAGAACAGCAGAACGAGACGCTTCATCGTGAGGTCGAGACGCGTAAGCAGGTCGGACTCATCGGTGTCCTGAACGGGGAACACCTTGCGGCGCACGAAAGACTCGTACGCCTCAAGTCCGGCGGGCGTGAACCTGACGTCCCTTTCGACCGCGCCCCACCCGCGAACCGTCTTGAGCTTTTCGATTGCGACGCTAAGGTCCACGTTGATTGTGCTGTGGACGCCGCCCATGACCTCTCTCTTTTTCCGCGGTCCTCCGATGAATAGCCAACGGTTCAAGAAGCCGCTAGACGTATCGGTACGGGACAGGAGCGGGCGCACTGCCTTGGGCTGAGTAGACGCCGTGATCGAGCAGAACGGGTGGTACGCTTCGAAGGTGCCACCAGTGTTCGAGCTGGTGCTGATTCGTGCTCGGGAATCCGAGAATGCCATGATGATCTGCTTGAGTGTTGAGCCCTGTCGGGCCGAGCGGGCGAGCAGCGAGGCAAACTCGTCGTAATCGACAATGCCGTTGATCGGAGTCCGAATCTCCGGAATTGCCTTGCCGAGGCTGGGGTCGCGAGCGATGTGCTGGAAGTGATTGATAAGGTTTTCACCTGATGCCGCTACCGGAACGAGCTTACAGCCACTAGTATCCAAGCCGTTGTCACGAAAAGGCAGAACCTCTTCGATGACTTCATCCAGCCAGTACCGGGAGCGACTTTTGCCGTAGCCCGTGCCGCCCAGCAGGCATACAAGGAGATTCCCATAAACAGGACGAGTGTCGTTAAGGTAAGCATTGCGTCCTACTGCGTGACCGAGGGCAAGGAGCCCGTGCCAGAAGTGATACTCTTCGGGGCTGTCGTCCAGCGACGTAGCCTTGAGGTACTCGTGAAGGAAGGTATCTTCCGGCACGATGCTGCGCCAGTCGATCGTCGGGTACTGAATGTCCTCGATAATCGCCTGAACATCCTGCTCCCGTAGAACGGTTACCGTTCCAGAATTTGCAGGATCTTCGACAGCCACCGCGCTTGCTTCTGGAGCAGCGCCAGTTCCAGATTCAGGAGCCGGGTCAGCGGGGGGCGAAGGAGCCGGGCTAGCCTCTTCTTTCCAGATGACTTCCTTGCCGGCGACTTGCTTGAATCGGTATCCATAAGACTCCGCCATCTCCTTTCGGAGGTCGTGAAAGGTCTTTCCTTCCTTGTAGTCGGGTCTTGCATACCCAAAGTGGATCGCGGCAAGGTCGTATACATCACCACCTTCTTGGCAGCCGCCGCAGAACCAGGTCTTCTTTTCGGTGTTGAGCCAGGCGCTCGGGTCCTTATCCCGGTGGCCGGGATTCGGACACGAAACCTTCAGCCCTTCCGTCCGGTTTACCGTGGCCTCGTCTACTTCCTTGCCAATCCAGCGCTTGTAGGCGTCAAAGATTCCGATGCCCTCGATGATCGAGTCGATCTCGTAATCTTCTTCGCTGCGCTCGCCCAGTACGTCGGGCACAAGGTCAGAGTCGATATCGTCAACAGCGTGAAGCTGTCGCTTCGGCTTCTCGACCTCAATTGTACGTCCCCGCTGGCGCGCAAGCTCTTCCCGCATCTCCGCGAAGGACTTGGGGCGCTCAGTCACAGGGCTCTCCAAACAAGCTCATCTGCTGCGGATCAACGACAAGGTGGGGATTGCGGGCCTTCTCGATCTCGACAGGTCCGATCGCCTCGCGGAGCTGTTGTGTAGTAGGACTCTCGCCCTTGCTCAGCTCATCCCACTTGTCACAGAGGTCCAATACTCGTGCGATGGCGTGCTCACTTGTCATTACTCCCCCTGCAGGTGACTTGATTGAGGTCGTTGGTCACGAGGTCGTTGTCTGGAAGGAAGAACACGAACTTGCCACAGCAGGGCATCTTCCATGTATCTTTCCCAGGCGTTTGATGCACCACTGTATTAGACAAAGGGGTTACCGCCTTCCAAAAGCTTGACAGGGTCGCTATGCGGCTTAAGTTCCGCAAGCGGCCCAGTCATGTTAACAAAGAACGTTGGGTCCTTCGGGTTCTTCCAGTTCACTCCAAGGGGTAGACGCATCAGATTTCCAAGAGTCTTGCCGTCGAGTGACCCCTGCTTGGGGAATACCTCGATCGAGAAGTTCTGAAACCCGTGGAACGGGTCGTCGTTCTTGTGGCGGAAGAAGTTCTTGCCGCGCATGGGCTCAAACTCGTCCAGCATATCCAGCACCAGAAGGGCAGCTTCGCGGACCTCTTCGGCGGGCATCTTTCCAGTGAAGCCGTAGACGTGGAGGCCCTTGCTGCCAGAATAGGCTACCGCACAGGGGATATCCAGCTCCACAACCTTCGCCGCAACGATGTGGGCGAGGTGTTTCATCTGGTACTTGAACCATGCACGAGCGGGTGCAGCCTGTCGGCTGCGGTCCATCCACAGGTCGCGCAGGTTCGGGCCGGTGCCAGTCCCGTCCACGATCACCTCGACACTGTTCTCCATATACCAAGCCTCGTCTGCGCCATCCGGAGCTTCCGTCCAGTCGGGCTGCTTGATGTAGGTGCCGGACTTCTCCAAGTCAATATCGAAGGCGAACAGCTTGCACTGACTGTCCTCCGAAAGGAGGTAGTGACCATACGTGCGCTCGCCTGCGAGATGAGCAAGCAGGTGGTCCATATTGAAGCCGAGAGGCGCATGAGGCGAGCGCGCAAGACGCTCGGGCTTGATCCGAGTGTCAGGGAACCAGTCCCCCTGGCTCAAGCCTCCACCGTTCTTGTGGAGCTGAATTGCCTTCACGTCCGGCCTAGCGATAAACTTGGAAGCAAAAAGCTTCGCCAATTCCTTGGACACAGTGCTCCTTGACAAGGGTCGTCCTAGTGGGTTGCCACATCACACCCTATCGGGGTGATCGGGCCGTGTCCACGTCCTATCCCTTGCCCAATGGCACCCGATAGCGTAGCCTCAGTAGCGCCTAGTGTTCTCGATCGTGCCAGTCGAGTTCCGGCGCTGGGTTGCCTACGAGGTGGCCCCCGAGTCCTCGTCCGCTCGGGGGCCACTTCCATTTTTGCGTCGGCGCTTCCCCTATACGCGTGTAGGCTGTACCATCGGCGCTACGACACCCGAGAGGAGGTGAGACGAATGACCGAGCACAGGATTCCCAAGGTCGGAGAGGCTGTCAAGGCTGTCACAGCTGACTACTCCGAGGTTGACGCTCTTGTAACTGCTGTTCATGGAGAAGGCTATGAGCGCGGTGGGGACTTCATTCCCCCGCTGGTCAACCTTGTGTATGTCAGCACTGATGAGTCGAAGCGTGACTCGTATGGTCGACAGGTTCAGCGTGAGATGACTTCTGTCAATCACAAGATCAACACACAGGGTATGCCGAAGGCCGGTTACTACTACGACTTTATGTAGTAGTGCCTCCTGATGAAAGTACATACCTTAACGGCGTGGAAATCTGACGGAAGCATTCGTCTCAACGCACATGACCGAAGTCTTCTTCCGCAATCCACACAACTACGTCAGGGAGCTGGCAGAAGTTGGTGGACCTTTTCGTATCGCCTGGGATCGCGGCATCCTAATCAAGAAGCGTATCGAGCCTGTTCAGCACGCCAAGCTCTACTTTGGCCCGCAGGCTGAAGTCGACATTCTGTGCATCGGCCCGCAGGGAACCGCGCACCTCAATCTCGAGCACGACTGGGACAATCCTCTGGCAGTGTACCCCACTTGGGAGTACGGCGAAGATTTTAACATTCTTGAGGAGATGGTGTCATCTCCTATCGGCACGGACGTAGACGCCTGTACGGCCGATCTTCCGTCAGACCAGAAGCCGGTGCTTGGCCAGCCGCATCGAGTCGTGGTGACGAACCTGCCGACCGCGAACCTGTCGGCTAATCGCCCGTTCTACAGGCATCTCCGGGAGCTCCAAGAGGAGTATCCGGACTGCAACATCATGCTGCACGGGCTCTACTCGTATCGAGTTATGTTCGGCATGGGTTTCGGCTCTGCCGACGTCGAGCCACGCACCGCTGCAGCGAACGGCAAGGTCTACCTTCCTATCGGCAAGGAGGTGGCTTACGCCCGAACCGTTGGCCAGATGCAGTGGGTCAACATGATGAATATGTCTATTACAGACCTGAAGGAACCGCGTATGCGGTGCATCTTCAATATCAAGAGTGCCCAGTGGGCTGGCCAGTATTTCGAAGAGTCTACCCGCGTCAAGACTCGTGGGAATGTTATTCCAGATACCACCAGTCCCAGGACTATTCTCCCGACGGTGTCAACTGGCTTCAAGGCCAACCAAAATCTTGTTGCTCAAGAGGGGGACAAGATCGTATGCGACTCTTGCAGTCTCGCCGAAACGTGCAAGGAATATCGTGAAGGGGCGGTGTGCTCGGTGAAGGGTTCTGAAACTGGCGTACTCGCCAAGATGTTCCAGTCGCGCAGCTCTGACAAGATCCTCGACGGCCTCGGCGCAATTCTTGGCGCTCAGGTGAACCGCCTGGAGCGCGGCATGGAGTCCGAGGAAGAGTTCGGTGAGCTCGATCCAGAGGTCAGCAAGCTGATGAACAGCGTCTTTGCTAATGGTGTAAAGCTGGCGAAGCTCGTAGACCCGACGCTGACAAAGCCTTTGGTGCAGATCAACAACAGTAGCGCGGTGGCCGGAGCTTCTCCCAAGGAGCTTGGCGCTGCTGTGATCCGTGAGCTGGAGTCGCAGGGTATCCGCCGAGAGGATATCACTCCCGCGATGTTCGAGCAGATGCTCCTCCAGATGACTGGTGGGCCAAGGGAGGCCGCTATCGAGGGCGGTGTGGTCAATGGCTGACGTGTATACTGCGTTCTGCGTAGTATACTTCGTCTGGATTTTCGTTCTGTTCATCGACATGGTGTACGTCGGAGTTCAGGACACGCTGCTATCTCACTTCTGCAGTAACAAGATCAGTGTTGAATTGCGCGCTTTCGCACTTGCGACTCTGATTGTGCTTATGGCCTTGTTCACGGTTCTTGGTCATGTTCTTTCTCGGCATACTAGCGGTCCACTGTGCGCGACTTTGCCAGCCATTCTCCTTGTTCCCGCTACGATAGCAGTTCACCGAGGCAGGAAGCGCGTAAAGAAGATGCGCGATCGGCTTGAGCAGGGCTACCAAGATGGAGATCTGTTGTGACCGCTTTTGACCCGGCTCACGCCATGCGTGAGCTTCAGTGGCTGAAGGATCATCCTCATTTTGATGAGATGCCTGCCTCGATGCCTGAGTTCCTCGGCGCAGACTACCTGAATATCGAGAAGGGTATTCGTCCCGGCGTCCGCCAGGAGCTGATCGAGCTCTTTGGCGAGGAAGTCAATGGTGAGCGTATCGCCAAGTATCGTTGGGCCATGTTCACTGGCGCTATCGGCATCGGCAAGACGACGATGGCCAGTATCATCCTGCCGTACATGTGCCATTGGGTTCTGTGCTTGAAGAATCCGCAGGACTTCTACGACCTCCTGCCGGGTTCTCGCATCGCATTCATGCAAATGTCGACCTCAGAGGATCAGGCAAAGGAAACGGTCTTCGGTGATATCAAGGCCCGCATCGAGCACTCGCCTTGGTTCCAGCGCAACTACCCGATGGACCCTAAGTTCCAGAATCAGATCAGGTTTCCCAAGGAGATTTGGGTGCTGCCGGGTAACTCTGCAGAGACTACCTTTGAAGGCTACAACATTCTTGGCGGAATCCTTGATGAGGCTGATTCGCATAAGGTGACCAAGGATAAGGACTATGCAGAACAGGGCTGGGATACGATCAACTCTCGTATCGACAGCCGATTCCAAGACCGAGGCTTTCTTCTTACGATCGGGCAGATGAAGAAGGCAAGCGGGTTTGCTGCCAAGAAGTATAAGGAGCTGAAGGCCGATAAGGTCAATGCTCACACGGTTCGTATGACAATCTGGGAATCCCGTGGGTGGGATAAGTACCTAGACGAGAACGGCAACCGTGATTCCTTCTGGTACGACTCTAAGCGAAAGGAGATTGTTCCTGCGGGTGCTGCCGCCCTCATTGCAAGCGGCAACGAGAATCTCATGGAGATTCCTAATGTGTACCGGAGAAATTTTGAGAACAATCCCGAGAAGGCCCTGCGAGATCTTGCTGGCATCCCGCCTGCGGCTGGCGACGCTTTTATTTCGCTCACGTACAAGATCGACGAGGCAGTAGAGCGCTGGCAAGAGCACTACGAGAACATCGGCTCGCCTGTCAACGCAGACAGTGTTCGACCTCAGTTCGAGAAGTGGTTCGTCGCTCCAGACAGCTTGCGACGCGCCATTCACGTCGACATTGCGTACTCAGATGAAGGTGACGCTCTTGGGCTGGCTATGGGTCACGTTTCCAAGGTCATTGAGTTCGAAGGCGAGTTGAAGCCGTACATTACCTTCGACTTCCTTATGCGAATCAAGGCCGCGTCTGGAACTGAGATCTTTCTTCAGGAGATTCGTCGCCTGATCTACGAGCTCAAGGAGGACCGGAAGTTCCGCATCGCCAAGGTCACAATGGACGGGTTTCAGTCCACTGAGATGAAGCAGCAGCTTCGCAAGCGCAGGTTCAGTACTGAGTACGTTTCAGTCGACCGCAGCAAGTTGCCGTACGAAGACCTCCGCGACGCACTCTATGAGGACCGCATCGAGTTTCCGCCGTACTACACCTATCTGAACAAGGGTGACACCGAGACTGTCCAGATTGCTGTCAAGGAGTTGTCCGAGCTGGAGGATCAGGAGAAGAAGGTCGACCACCCTGCGGCTGGTTCTAAGGACGTTGCCGACGCGATGGCAGGCGTAGTTACGACCCTTATGGGCAATCGAGCTTACCGTCGCAATGTCGCAAGCCTTGACGACCATCGCCAGAGGCGCGAGGATATTGCCACGGGTACTGATTCTTATTCAATTGGGCCATACATGATGCCAGGCGGCTTGCAGGCTCCGATTCCACCAAGAGGCATCCCCTCCGGTCCTGGCGGCCTGTCCATGCCTGTTCCTCCACGGCTTATCCCTCGTGACCGATAGCGCGGTAGGTGACAGGGTGCCACACCGTAGCCTACAGTTCGATGAATCATCTTCAGCCTGCTGATCCCAAGATTCAGCCTGTCTAGTAAGCCAGTCTGCATACGGTGTCGGCCTAGAGGGAAGAGTTAGCGTGAGTGGACTGCTTGGGCCGGACGGTCGGCCTATCGAGAAGTGGAAGAGCGTAAGCAACAAGAAGGTTGCGCCTCCCGCGCTAGGTGAGAAGTATGGCAGTTGGGGTGGCCCCGATGTGCATATCTTTCAGATGCCCGGCGGCGGTGCCATTCAGTTCGACTTGAACCAGCTCGATCTGTCGGACTATCGCCAGATGCGCGATCATTACCAGATCAACAGCTCTCTGTCTGTTCTGATGTTCCTGCTCCATCAGATTGAGTGGCGCATTGTCGTTGACGACAAGAAGCAGCGCGACTTCTATACGGAGCAGATGGAAAATATCTGGACGCCGCTCGTGCGATCCAAGTCTCAAGCGTTCTGGTCTGGCTTCTCGCCGAACGTACTTCAGTGGGAGAACGATGTTTCTTCCCGACGCGTCAAGCTGACGAAGATCAAGGACTTGATGCCGGAGTATTCTACGGTCAACTGGAAGACTGTCGACGGAGCGGGCACCAACAAGATCAGCGTTTACGACGGGATCAGAAACTGGGGGCAGAACAAGCCCATTCCAGTTGAGAACACTTACTGGTATCCGCTCCTCATGGAGAACGGTGATTACCAAGGTCGCAAGCTTCTGCGTTCCGCTTTCCAGCCTTGGTTCTTCTCTATCCTGCTGCACCTGTTCGCCAACCGTTACTACGAGCGCTTCGGCGAGCCTACTCCTGTCGGTCGCGCCCCTTATGAGGACGAGGTTCGCTTTGACGGCAGGGAGATGCGCGGCAACGAAGCGATGCAACTGATCTTGAATCAGCTTCGTAATCGCAGTGTTGTGGTTCTTCCGAATGACAAGACTGCCTTCGGTGACGAGACGACACTGGATTATGATTACCAGATCGAGTATCTCGAATCACAGATGCGCGGAGCTGATTTCGAGCGCTACATGACGCGTCTTGACGAAGAGATGTCTTTGGCGCTGTTTACGCCGATTTTGCTTATGCGTACCGCTGACGTCGGTTCTTACAACCTCGGTACACAGCACTCCATGATCTACCAGTGGATGCTGAACGCAATTGCTGGCGACTGGAAGTATTACATCGACTGGTACATTCTTCGTCCCATGCGTGATTACAACTTCGGCACCAATGCTGATCTGCCGAAGATTGCCTTCCGACGGATGGGTGCGCAGAACGAAGAGCTTGTGCGAGATATCGTTCGCGCAATGATCAGTAAGGGTGCTTTGGAGCCTGCTAGCATCGACCAGCTTGGCGAGATCGCAGGACTAGACCTCAAGACTGTTCGCGAGCTGACCAGCACCGGCGAGGAGGTTCCCGGTGACCCGACGCAGCCTAGCCAGAGCGATGATTCTAGCCCTCCGGACGGTGGTTCCGGTGCAGAGGGGGCGGCGCGGGTGCGTCGGGTAGTCGAATCTATAAGAGAGCGGCTAGACGAGCAGGTTCGCAACGCCTACCGCAAGAACAAGGTTCGCGAGACGTCGTTTGATCTTGGTTTCCAGGCGAAGTTCGAGGCTGCGCTGCGCGACAACGGCGTTCCACACGCACTTGACAAGACCCGCGACTTCTATGCGTCGATGGATGCGCTGCTTAATGACATGGTTCACATGGACTTCGTCTCTGCTGACAGCTTCATGATGAACTTCATGGCCAGTGCCAACTGGAAGTTGGATCAACTTATGGAGAAGAAGTCATGAAGCCGGCACCTCTTGACATTGACCTGTATCGCGGAGACGACTTTGAGCTGTTCTTCCGCATCCGAGAAAAGACGTGGGACTCGGTAAACGAAGTTTGGGTGACCGGCGGTTACGTCGATATCACTGGTTGGGTTGGTACTGCTCAGGCTCGCGTAAGCGAGGATGCCGTTGAGGTCCTAGTCCAGTTCACCGTCACGCCTGGAGATCAGGTGGCGTCGCCGGGGTCATGCTTCGTTACCCTGACTTCCGCTCAGACCGCAGCGTTGACATTCAGCGAGGCTAAGTGGGACCTTCAGTTTCTCAAGAGCGACGGAAAGACTGACACGATCTTCAGGGGCAAGGTTACGGTCGATAAGGACATTACGAGGCCGACGCCATGAGCAACTACGAGATTGAAGTCCTGAAGGACGGAGTCTACTCCGTCGTACAGACTCAGATCACCCAAGAAATTGAGGTGATTATCGGCCCCTCGTCGACTGGCGGCGGTGGAGGCGGAACGGGTCTGACAACCGAGCAGGTGCAGGACATTGTCGCCGGGATGCTGGTGGCGGGAAGTAATGTCACACTTACTTACGACGACGTTGGCAACAAGCTGACGATCACCAGCGGTGGCTCCAGTGGACTCACGACCGAAGAAGTGCAGGACATTGTCGCTGGGATGCTGACCGCTGGAAGCAACATCACGCTTACCTATGATGATGTTGGCAACAAGCTGACCGTGACTGCCGCCGGGGGTGGCATTTCTTCTATTCCGACGAGTTATCCGCAGACCGTCATTGTCTCCACCGGCAGCGAGTCTCGTCCCACTGGCAGTGCAGTTGTCATTTGGGTTGGCGGCGACACTCAGCCGACGAATATGACGAGCGCAGACGTCTGGCTTTCTGGAGCAACGGTTACGGCTCCCAGTGACACGACTGCCCCAACGGTTCCCACCGGGCTCGTTTCTTCTGCTATCACGCAGACCAGCTTTACTGTTTCTTGGACTGCATCGACCGATGCTGTTGGCGTTACTGCGTACGATGTTGCTATCAACGGAACAGTTGTCGGTTCTACCGCGTCTACTACCTACAACGTGACGGGGCGCACAGCAGGAACTACTTACAACGTAACAGTTCGCGCTCGGGACGCCGCTGGCAACGCTTCTGCATACTCGACGGCTCTGCCGGTGACGACCACAGCCTCGGCTGACACAACTGCTCCGACGGTTCCGACTGGCCTTGCCTCGTCTGCAATTACGCAGACCAGCTTTACCGTGTCTTGGTCGCCGTCGACTGACGCAGTTGGCGTGGCGTCTTATGACGTTGCAGTCGACGGCGTCATCTTTGGCAACGCCGCCAGCACCTCGCTCTCGATTACCGGACGCACAGCGGGCACGACCTACAGCGTGACAGTTCGCGCCAAGGACGCCGCTGGCAACACGTCTGCATACTCGACTGCCTTGCCGGTGACGACTTCAGCAGCCAGCGCCGGTACGGCTAGCATCTTTGGCGCAAGTTCGCCCGGCGGAACTCCTGTGGCCTACTCCGACGGAACTTCGGCAATGAAGGTCGGCAACCGATTCTATGCAACTCGCTCGCTTACGGTTACCGGAGCGCGTCTCTGGATTCCGGCAGCAGCGACTGGCGCTTTCCTGACTGACGACATTACATTCTATGCTTATACTCAGGACTGGACCGGAGGGTCGCTGGCGTTTGACATTACAGCATTGTCGCCAGCGCGAACAAAGACTGTATCTGGACCGCGGACTGCTGGCGCGTGGACCGAGGCAACATTCGATACGCCCTTGACGATTAACGCTGTGAACAGTGGTGCTAGCGGAGCCGATACAGTAGCCATTCTCTACAGCTTCGCCTCGGGCAGTCGGTATATCGTCACTACCTTGACAAATTCTGACCCGATTCCCTCCGCCTCTGACAGCACAGTTTATCTGTCTGAGTCCAACTTCAACCGAGCCGCTACCGCAGACCTGTCGCCGGCTGGCACGCTCTATTACTGCACTGACCTCATTTTCCAGGAGGTGTAATGGCAGTCGATATCGTCGCCGAGAATGCCAAGACCGCTGGCGTAACGTCTCACACCGAAACGGCGCTCAGTGGATATGGAGATATCACTGTCGCTGGCTTCGCAAGGCAGCCGAGTGTCAACGTCGGAGAGACGATCAACTTCTCTATCGACGGTGGGGCTACGACTGTTGATATCTACCGCGTCGGGTATTACGGGGGCAATGGCTGGAGGCTTGTCGATACGATCTCCAACACGCCGACGACGCAGCCCGAGGCGCAGACGATTCCTAACAGTAATGGGGCTACGACCTGCACAAACTGGTCGATCACGGCTTCGTGGCCAGTGCCACTCGATGCAACCAGCGGGCTTTATTGCGCTTTGATTAGAAGCGTCGCCCCGCAAGCTCCTAATGGCTTTTGGGCAATGTTTGTCGTACGAGATGACGACGCAGTAGCAGACATTATTTACAAGACTTCTGACTCTACGTGGGGCGCGGCTTACAACCACTACGGAACGAAGTCGAATGTAGATGGAAAGAATATCTATGGCTCAGGCGTAGCAATCGGAAACTCTCTGGATCGCTCTCTAGCTGTCGACTTTCACAGGCCGAATCTCGTGCGCGACGGCGTAGCCACTTACTGGCAGCGTTGCGAGCAGCCGATGATCCGCTTTCTTGAGCGGTTTGGCTATACGGTCAAGTATATTTCCTCAGTCGATCTCGACCGTGATCCGACTATCCTAGACAACGGCACAATCTTTTTGTCCTCGGGCCATGACGAATACTGGTCCGCGAACATGCGGAACAACGTGAAGAATTGGCGTGATGGCATTAAGGCCGGACGTTCGATTTTCATGTCAGGTAACGAGGTATTCTGGAAGACCGAGTTCGCTTATTCTGGCGACCGCGTTACGATGTGGTGCCGCAAGGATACTATGGACGGCCCAACCGCGATCAGGTCAGGTGGAGGCGGAACTCCTATCGTCCCCGGCGAATGGCAGGGCACTTGGAAGGACACGCGCTGGCCTGGCAAGCAGCCTGAGTGGCTTCTGACTGGAACAGACTTCCGAATGAATGGAATCTATCAGCACAATGCTACTATTCTGTCTTCAGAGGTTGGCACTCATCCGGCGTGGGTGAACACTACTGTCTCAAGCGGAAGCAATCTTACTCTGTCAAACGTGATCGGCTTTGAGGCTGACGAAATGCGTCCAACGCAGCCAGCCGGATCGTACAAGGTTCTCGCAGGGACCGATGTTTCGATTACTGGTTACTTCGCTGACGACAACGGCCAGAACTACAACCTGAGTGGCGTTCTGGATTGGGGCATCGTCTCGCAGAGGTACGCAAGTGGCGCGGTCACTGTTGGGTTCGGAACCTGCCAGTGGTCATGGGCGCTTGACGATTTCAAGGCAGAGGTAAACCAGCAGGCTCAGCAGTTCACCGTCAACCTGCTCAATGACCTTGGTGCTGCGCCAGCCACACTCCCCAGTCCTCTCGTAACAACGGCGCCGCACTCGCTTGACGAGTATGGAGTGGTGCCGACGGTCCCAGTCAATCACATTACAGATTCATCTGGAAATATTCTCACGCCATATACACTGTCGGGTGGAGTTCCCCAGGAGATGACTCTCAACTTCTATCAGAGTGGCCCATGAGCAGGCGACGCGAGAAGGAGCTCAGGTGCTTTTGCAGCAGAGAACCTTTGCTTGCTACCTACGGTGTTGACTCTAAGGGCAAGCTCTTTTTGCATGTCAAGATTTGGAAGGCGCGTCGAATCTACGGCGAGCTTGTAGTCGAGGGCGGGTTAGTCAAGATCCGCTGCAGGGATTGCCTGCGGTGGCACACGATTCGGGTTCAGAACAATCGGGCCTTCTTGCAGGAGACTGACGAGAATCTTCCTATAGCAACTATCAACTAATCCTCGGTGGTTGCGATTTGCCGCCGATTCATGAGAGGATCAACCCCATGCGAAACCTGACCCCTAGCTTCACGATGCGGAGAGATGGCGTTCTCCCCCGTGGAGATTGGTTCGCTTTCAAGGACAAGGCTACTACTAAGCCAAAGATCTACATTTACGACGAGATCGGCTTTTGGGGTACTTCCGCCAGTGAATTTGTTTCTGAGCTGAACGACCTCGACGCCGACAGTCTTGAGCTTCACCTTAACTCGCCCGGTGGCGAGATCTTCGATGGCCTTGCCATCTATAACGCCCTCAAGCAGAACAAGGCTAACGTCACCGTTTACGTGGACGGGCTTGCTGCCAGTGCGGCGTCTTTCATCGCGCAGGCCGGCGACGAAGTCATCATGGCTCGTAATGCTCAGATGATGATTCACGACGGCATTGCCTTTGCTTACGGTAACGAGCAGGACATGCTCGATACCGCTAAGATTTTGTCGGACCTCAGCAACAACATTGCTGATATCTACGCGTATCGAGCTGGCAAGCGCGGCTTCAGCACTACGCTCGATGAGTTCCGCGCCCTCATGCGCGAAGAGGTTTGGTACAACGGCAAGGAAGCGGTTGAGGCCGGACTTGCTGACGTGGTACTGGATCAGGATGACAACGAGGCTGAAGAGGCCAAGAACAAGTGGGACCTCGGAAGCATCTACAACCACGCTGGGCGCGAGAAGGCGGAGTCGCCCCTGCGGATTCAGGAAAAGATCCGTCTCTCCAACCGACAGAAGGGCAACGAGATGAGCCAGAGTCCCAAGGCAACTGTGGACCCCGAGGCTACGCCTGCTCCTGTTCCCGATGGTACGCCTCCTGCTGAGCCTGCTCAGCCCACTGGCGACCCGGAGGAGACGGGCACCGAGGCGCAGCCGCAGGAGGACCCGCAGACTGCCACCGAGCCTGCTACTGCTACCCAGCCTGAGAACAAGGCTGCCGGGCAGCAGGGCGTGATGATTAACGGTCGTCTGGAGACGGACTGGAATATCATCCGAAACCACGTTGCGAGTCTCACTGCAGCGCAGGACGAGCAGCGAGCTGTCAACCGTCGCGAGTTCGTGGAGAACCTTGCGAAGGAGAACAAGATCGCGGCTCCCATGATCGACAAGCTCGTGGAGCTTGTTAACGGTACTGACACCGTTCCCGGCATGTCTGACGAGCAGTTCGCGGCGTTCCAGGCCTCCTATGAGTCCGCGCCCGCCTCGAGCGTTCTCGCGCAGTACGACGCCACCCAGCCCGGTCAGTCGACGGGGCAGCCTTCTTTTGGAGGTCAAATGACCGCCGACCAGAAGAAGGATCGTATCAGTGTTCTTGAGGGAACCCTGGCCATGCACCGCCGAGGCGGCATGAGCGAGGAGAACGTCAAGAAGACTAAGTCCTACATCGAGCTGCAGTCGCTGCTCGGTTCCGACGACGCCTGAGGAGATAACTCAAATGGCTAGCTTTACCAAGGGTGGCGGTGGTCCCGACCCGTTCGGGTCCAACGAGTACCTTCGCAGTACGCAGGACGTAAAGAAGGAGTCCTACACGGTCGCTGCATCGACTGTTCCGCTGGAGACGGTCGACGGTGTTGCCAACCAGAAGATGCTGAAGCCGGGCGAGGTGCTCGCTAAGATCACCTCCGGTCCCGAGACTGGCAAGGTTGGGCCTTTCCAGGCTGGCGCTACCGACGGTCGGCAGACCCTCGCTAACATCGTGGGCCTGAACGACACCTTCCTCCCGTGGCAGCTCCTTGAGCGCGACGTGGAGGTGGCGGCGACCTACGAGGCCACCGCAGTTCAGGGTTGGTGTTACGAGCGTGACGCGGCTGGCCTGCGTATCACTCTCACGAACACGACCGCCGATGGAATGCGGGGCGTCAAGGGCCTCGATGTTCACTTCAAGTGAGAAAGGACTGAACAGATATGTCTGGACAGCTTTTCAGTAACACGCTGCAGTCCTTCCTCAACGCCACGGCTGTTGGTCAGGATCGCATCATTCGCAAGGAGGTGTCTCTTGGCACCATCCGAGACATGGAGCCTCCGACGACTCACCTCGGCCTTGGTTTTGCGCCTTGGCTCGAGGTCGCCACTGACGACGTCATCTTCAGCTACATCAAGGGTGACACCGACGGTCTGGCCCCGGCTCGTGCCGAGGATGCTGAGTCTGAGCTCGCTCAGAAGGACGAGAACGTCCTCGGCGAGGGTCGCGCCTCGCTGATTGACTGGGCGCTCAAGGACCACTACGACGCCTCCGACGTCACTCGCTACCGCGAGTACCTCCGGATCATGCAGGAGATGCAGAACGGCAGCCTTCCGCTGACGGTCGGCTCCATGCTGGAGGACTGGGCGACCAAGTACGCTCGGGACGCCGCTCGTCGTCGTCGCAAGCTGGACAACCGGATCAACTGGATGATTATGTCGTCCCTCGCCACCGGCCAGCTCGCCTACAACGACGGCAAGATCAAGTTCGCCGTCGACTGGGGTCGGCCTGTCGCTCAGGCTGCTGGTAACGCCGCGAACACGGTGGGCGGAATCACTGCCGGTGTGGTCGACTGGTCTGGCACCACTCACGACCCGATCGGATACATTCTGGACGTTCAGGAATACATGTACGACACCTACGGTGTCCGCATTAACCGCATCCTGACTTCCAAGAAGGTCACCCGTCGGATCATCAACTCCGACAAGTTCTCGCAGCGTGCGGGCCTCGGTGCCGCGTACGATGGTTCCGGTACGGCTACCGCGCCTGACCTGAACTACCTGATCGACGGCTGGGGTCCTGATGCCGCCCGTCAGGTCGTGGAGAACGCGACCGGCGTTCAGTTCATCATCGACGACTCGGTCTACCGGACTCGTGCCGTCGGAAGCAAGACCATCGTGAACAACAGGTTCTTCCCCGAGAACCTGATGGTCTTCCTGCCGGACCTCGGTGACGTCGCTGAGGTTGACGACACTCAGATCGGGTTCGCCAAGACGCTCACCTCGCCGCACCCGGAGGGCAACTTCACTCCGGGCTTCTACGAGTGGGAGCGTGCCACTGTGGACCCGTGGGGTCAGGATGCCGGTACTGGCGTCAAGGCTTTCCCCGTGTTCCCCCACATGGACTACACCTACGCGGTGACTGTTACCCTGTAAGGGTAGCGGTCCTTCGGGAAGAAGAGGATAGCAAATGGCTACCAAGGATAAGGCTCAGTACTCCAAGCCTGCGTCTCAGGTCGACCTTGAGGCCCGGCTGGAGAACGGCAACAAGTCTAACGCGGTCCTTTCGACTGCCGACGCTTACGAGGCGCCCGAGGGCGCTGGCGACGGTCGAGACTTCCGCGTCGATGGCAACGAGGTGACCAACTACGTTGGCACCTCTCCCGAGTACGCGACGTACGCCAACGACACGGAGGCGCCACTGGCTGCCGACGACGACAGCGCCGAGGCCAAGGTTTTCGCCTCGTTCGCTGGCTCGCCGGTCCCGGCTGTCCTGCGGATCGAGGGCAACGTCGAGTACGACGGCGAGGTCAAGTCGAAGGAGGAGGCTGCTCCTAGTGCGGCCTCCGAGGAGCCCGAGGCTTCCGACCCGGCTGTCGACCTCGACTCCAACAAGTAATCCCCCCACAAGGAGCTTGGCGTGGCCGCCTACGCAGCACCGACTGACCTACTTACCGGCGATATCCCACTCGCCGGTAAGTACGGCAACGGCTCGGCGTTCATTCAGCTCGCTGCAGACGAGATTGATTCGCAGATTGGTCACATCTATGTGACTCCGGTCGTCTTTACGGAGACGACGGCTGAAGAGATCGCCCGCGTGCGGCCCGCCAAGCTCCTGCTCAAGAAGATCAACACCCTCCTCGCCAGTGGTCGTATCTTGATGGATATGGCCGCTGGCGAGGAGGGTGACAACCTTCATGCGTACGGGAAGTCTATGCACGACGAGGCTATCCTCCTTCTCAACGCAATCATGAAGCGCGAGATCGTTCTCACGGATGCGCCCCTACTTGTCGAGGAGGCTGCAGCTCAGAACAACGCCGTGAGTATCAAGCAAGAGGACTCCTACAGCCTAGTCCAGTCCTTCTACGACCGAGTCCAGAATCCGCTTGCCCCCGGTTTTCGTTACCCGCCTACTGGCGCTTACACTAGCGAGAACTGATGGAGTTCGTAACTATTGTCGAAAACAAGCGAGTAATTCGCTCTCTTGACAATCTGATCACGTTGTTGTCGCCCCCCGGCGCAGCCGCTTTTTTGGGCACGACTATCGGGCCATACCTAGCCAAGAGGGCCAAGCAGCGGTTCGATTCCGAGGGTGACGATGTGACCGGCCTTTGGGCCTCCCTCAAGCCAGCCACAATTGTCATTCGTCACAATCAAGGCTATCCACCAGGTCCAATCAACCGTCGTACTGGCGAGCTTGAGGAGTGGGTCGTAGGTGGAACAGGCTTTTCGTACCCCACAGGATTCGGCGCATCTTTGCGGTTCCCGAAGGACCGCCCCGCTGGCGAGCTTCGCAAGAAGGTAATGACGGCACAGAAGGGCAAGAAGAAGGACCCTCCGACTACGGCTCGACCTGTGCTCGGCGTTAACGAGACGGACTTGATCTTCCTTCAGACTTCACTGGCATTCGCTGTAGAGCAGGCGATCGTATGATCGACCCGAGTACCCCCTGCTTCCCGCAGAATTTCGTCAACGTAGTCGGGCCAGTCATTGCTGCGATTGATCCTGACATTGTATACCTTCCGAGGCCTTTGCGTCCGAGTGACCCGAACTTGTCTGTGGGGGTCTATGGGACAATCTGGCAGCCGGATGAAGAGTCTTACGAGATCGGGCATCACCCGAGCGCGGAAGCAACTCTCAACACGTACCAAGTTGGAGTTCAGACTCTCGTAAAGGATGGTGATTCTCAACGGGGACTCAACATCAACAGCATCCTGTCGTATCGCATTCGGACGGTGCTATACAGGAATGAGCCACTGCGACTAGCATTGGGCTCGCTGAAGGTAGAAGATGGCACCTTTAAGGAGTCCATGCGGCGCTGGGGGATCAGAACCCAACGGTACATGAGCAACGATATTGAGGGGTCATTCGTCACAACCAGCGTATTGGACCTTTGGATCGAAACGGAGATGTCTTAAATGGCAGCAGTAACCGAAAACGACCTGGAGCAGAAGCGCGCCAAGGTGGAGAAGCTGCGTGAGCAGATTGCCGCCGCCGAGGCTAAGGCTGCTACTGCTGTTCAGGACCAGAGCAACGCGATCGAGGCTGCGGCTCTCGACGCTGAGGCAGCTCGCTTGGAGGCGCGGCTTGCTGCGGCCAAGGAGCAGGCCAAGGTATCCAACGTCAAGGATGGGTCCGCAGAGCTCTCCGAGACACTGAAGGCGGCGATGAAGGCGGCGGAGTCCTACACGCCTCCCGGTGTGGCCGTCGACACTAATGCCGAGAATCCTCCCAACGACACGGGGGCGACTGTCGCCACCGACGACGAGAAGAAGGGGTGAACTGACCGATGGGATTCAGTTCTCAGAGCGGACAGGTACTGTTCGCAACCCAGGCTACAGCGGGGACCTTCCCGGCTGGGTTTGGTACTGCCCATACGGCCATGAAGCTCCGAAGCGGGGCGCTTGGCCCGAATCGTGACCTTCTTGTCACCGATCCTGAGATCGGCGGAGGCCGCGACACGGCTGACGCTTACCTCGGCGCAGTCTCGTGGTCTGGCGACTACGAGTTCTACGTTCGCCTTGAGTCCCTCCCGACTCTGCTCAAGGCGGTCCTTGGGTCGTCGACCTCGGCTACCGCGACTGGCGTCAACACTCACACGGTCGTTCCTAGCGACTCGGCCACCCTGCCGTTCCTCGCTATCGAGGAGAAGATCGGTTCGGGCCTGGAGACGTACCAGTACGTTGACGCCGTCGTCAACACCTTGCACCTTGAGGCTGAGGCCAACGGGTATCTCATGGGTACGGCTGGCCTCATCGCTCGTCAGCAGACTGCTGGCGCGACGCCGACGGCGACTCCCGACTGGGACAACTCGCCGCTCATTGTCGGCACCAACATCCAGCTCACCTACAACGCGGTGGCCCTTCCGGCCAAGTCGTTCGCCCTCGATATCAACAACAACTTCGAAGATGACGACTTCCGACTGGGCTCGTTCTACCTCGGTGACCTGACTGCCAAGTCTCGTGAGGTGAGTGGCTCGTTCACCATTCGCCCGCAGGACAGCGCCTTCTGGCGTCAGGCTGTCTACGGCACCTCGGCTCTGACGGCTCCCGGCGGGCTGACTACCAAGCAGCAGCTCGTTATCACCTGTTCGACCTACGAGGACATTGCGGGGTCCACGCCTCTCACCAAGTCCTCCATCACCATCACCATTCCCAAGGTAGCGCTGGAGCCGTATGGCCTTGAGCCGTCCGGTGACGACGTGATTGAGAACGATATCAGCTTCCGCGCCCTGCGTCCGGACGCTGGTACGGCGATCTGCCAGGTGGTCGTCAAGAACGGTTCGGCCACGGTCGCATGATTCTGGCCCTGCGGAGGGCGGGGGGCCTTGGTATTCCAAGGCCCCCCAATCCGTACAGTGAACATATCTAGCCCATGAAAGGGGCACGAGCATGACTGAGGCAATTCAGGAGCAGTCAGTAGAGGTCGAGCGTCCCTCCGCTCCGGTCTACGCTGACTACTGGGGCACCGACGAGACTCACAAGCACTTCCTGCCGGACGGCACGCAGTACTTCGAGTTCAAGATCATGAACGAAGGCGATAAGGCCAAGTTCCAGAAGTTGACGAATAGCGATCTGGTCGTCGACCGGAACAACACCGCTCGTGTCAAGATGGACCCTGTCGCTGAGCGGCACACCCTCATCAAGACCAGTGTGACCGATTGGCTTCTCTTCAAGGACAGCCAGCCCGTCGCGTTCAGCAAGCAGCTTCTGGAGAAGTGGCTTGAGGTCGCTCCTCCGAAGATCGTGGAAGACCTTGAGCACGCTATCCGCATGGCGAACCCGTGGATGCAGGCCGAGATGACTGTCGAGATGATCGACGAGCAGATCGAGCGCCTCTACGAGCAGCGCAAGCAGGTCGTGGAGCGTGCCGCGGGGGAAAGCGGTTCCGCGAACAAGTGAGTCTGTTCGTCAAGGGGAGTGAAGTTCCTCCTCCCGTTGACGAGTCGATCCGGCTGTTTTCGATGTGTTCAGCTTTCAGCTTCAAGCACCTCCCAATGGCCGGGGGTCTGTTCGATCAAAACCCTCAACTGCTTGACAGGTTCCTTTACATCCTCCATGCCCAAGAGGAACAGAGGAAGAAGGAAGATAGTCGCAAGAGGCAGATGCAGGGTGGACCTTCACCAAAGATTCGCGGAGCAAGGCCAGCCTACTAGAACACCGGCCCGGTGCTTGAATAGCACCGGGCCGGTGCTCTATCCTCAGTTCGTCTTTCGCCCACTCGAGGGGCATATCAGATCGCAAGATCGGACACAGTCTTAATGACTTCTTACAGCGATTGTTGCCAAGCTGAACTTATCCACTGCAAGGACTGTAAGGTTCTGAAGTGTGAGTGCCAGTTCCATGCTTCCTGCATCACAGCAAAGCGGAGCACACCTAAGCGCGGGTTCTGCAAGACGTGCTGGGCAAGCCGCTCGACATATAAGCTGCGCGAAAAGAACTGGGCCAGATCTGGAATCATCGGCTTCACGATTGCTGACTACGATCGTCTGCTCAAGGAGCAGGACGGCAAATGCGCTATCTGTGAAGCGACACAGCTTCAGAACTTCGACGTTGACCACGATCACAAGACTGGTGTAGTTCGCGGACTTATCTGTCGTGACTGCAATTTCATGCTTGGCAAGGCTAAGGATGATCCGATTATTCTTTCGCGAGCCGTCGAGTATCTCTTGAAGGCTGGTGTCTGAATTGACCTCGTACATGACCATCATGGTCAGGGTGGTATCGAATCGAGCCCAAGCCCAAATGGCGGCTCTTCGTGCCCAGCAGGGTGGTCTTGCGACTGACATTGCCAAGACGAATAAGATGACTCCTATGGGCAGTCGTCACATTACTTCACTGATGAAGTTCGGTAACCAGCTCCAGTGGACTGGCCGAATGCTTCAGTATAACTTCACGCTACCTATCCTACTTGCAGCGGGCGCAGCGACGAAGTTTTCTCTTGACCAAGAGAAGGCGTTTACGCACGTCGCTAAGGTCTACGGCGACACCCAGGCTGCCGCTGCCCAGTTCCGCGCCGAGATGGGCCTCGGACAGAAGGCGGCCGAGAAGCTTGCCGAGTCCTACGAGATGGACGAGTTGAAGGCCCTTGACAAGGCGTTCACTGCAATCTCGAACCACTACGGCGTCCAGAAGAAGGAAGTCAACGAGGTCGCTGGCGCGTGGGCCGCTGCCGGTCAGTCCGGTCTTGACCTTGCCAAGTCTGTTGAGCAGACTATGCAGGCGATCATTATTGGCGACATGAACGCGATGGACGCTACGAAGGCGCTCATCTCGATTCAGGCCCAGTATAACCTCAGTACCGAAGAGCTCCAGCAGACTCTGGCCAACCTTAACTCGGTCGAGAACCAGACTGGTGCCTCTATGTCTGACCTCATTATCGGTTTCGAGAAGGCGGCTGGTGTCGCCCGCTCGGCTGGCATTGAGACTCAGCAACTTGCAGCTTATATGGCGGCGATTGTTCCCGCCGCAGGCTCTGCATCCACTGGCGGTAACGCCCTCAAGACGATCTTCTCTCGCCTCATTAACCCCACCAAGGAAACGGTGCAGGTTCTTGAGGCTATGGGTATTGAGTTCAAGAGCATGAGCTGGCAGTCCGCCACCGTATCTGAACAGCTTCAGATCATGGCGGATAAGTTCGAGGGCCTGAAGAAGAAGCAGCAGGGCGTTGCGGCGTCGGTGGTTGCAAGCCGTTGGCAGGTCAACCGCTTTGAGATCCTTATGCGGGAGATTAACTCCTCTACTGGATACTACGCGAAGGCACTTGAAGCCGCTAAGGACGATGGCGAATCCTTCACGCGTATGCAGAAGGAGCTCAATACCGTACTTGAGTCGAATCCGCGCAAGCTTGAGCGTATGATGGTCATGCTGCAGAATGCTTCTGTAGAGATCATTCAGCCGCTCATTCCGCACATCATCTATCTCGCAGAGGTAGTGGCGAAGGGCACGCAAGCCTTTGCCGACATGAATCCCGAGACTCAGAAGCTGGTTCTGTTCCTCGCTCTCCTTCTTGCTGCAGTTGGCCCTGTGGTGCGGTACATGGGCGCTCTTACTACTCTGTTCGGCGTCGCACTCACTACCGTCAGTCACCTTGCCAAGGGGTTTGAGCTGCTCGGCAAGGGCCTGCTGCTTCCATTCAAGCCTATCGGGCTTCTGATTCGCGCCTTCGGGACCTTGTTTATGACGATTGCCGGAGCAGCCTCCTCTGGCATCGGCGCACTCATCAGCTTGACTGTTGGCCCACTCCGTAAGTGGCTTGTCGATCTTACTAAGATGGTGTTTAACAGCAGCTTGACCAAGATCTTTGGCGCGATGTGGGCCGGCATTGTCAAGCTGTTCAGGATCGGTTCTGCAGCGGCCTGGGCTGTGGAGCAGGCATGGCACGCCGCCTCGGTGACCGGCAGCATGGTAGCCGCCAAGGCTCGTACTGCTATCGCTATTGCTGGTGCGACGTCTCGTGTCCGCGCCGAGCTTAACGCTGGAGCTGCAGTTGCTGGGGCAGCGGCTACGGTTGGATCATCTCTGGTTGCGATGGATCAGGCCAGCGCTGGCGCTCGCAGCGCCGCGTGGGACCTGTTCTACAGCTATATCACTGGACTCATCGCCGCTGCTAATGCCGCTTGGTGGGGTCTTGAGGCTGGCGCTAGTGCCAACATGATTGCGCTAGAAGCCTCGACGGCATCTTCTCGAATGGCGCTTCGTGAGGCGTACTACGCTTGGACTATTGGAATGCAGCGGGCGTACTGGGCTGCATACCACTCGATCGAGGCCAGTGGTCACGCGACAGCCTTCGCGCTTGAGTCGAGCGCTTGGAATGCTCGCAAGGCCGCGTGGGCCGCGTTCCTTGCTTGGCAGATCGGTCTTGCGCGTGCCTACAACGCCGCCGTATTCGGCCTTGATTCCGGTGCCGCCGCTGCCACGTTGGCAATCGAGTCTAGCAAGTCAGCCGCGCTAGTCACCATGACAAACGTGACTGGCGCTGCGGTGGTGGCAGCCAACGTCCGCACTGGTAGCGCAGTTGTTGCGACTAACGCCGCAGCAGCCACGGCCACGATCTCCATTTGGGTAAAGTTCCGCACCGCAGTCATTGCGCTTTTCATGGGCCTCCTCAAGGCCGTCGGAGTGATTGCAGCTCGGCTGGTTCCGCTTCTGGCTGGGCCTTGGGGCATTGCGATTGCTGCTATCATCGGCGTTGCGTATCACTTCCGTGACCAGATCAAGCAGATCTGGAACAACATCATCCAGTACCTGTCCGGCGAGTCGGCTGGCCTTTCTGATGCGTTCGGTCGCATCGGTGACTCGATTCTCCGTCTGTTTAACAAGCTTCCGCAGGGCGTTCAGAACGCTCTGGTGGCCGTAGTCACGGTGGTTCGAGACGCGGCCCTCGCTGTCTACGAGTGGTTCTCGTACATCAACCCGTTTGCGCGACACTCGCCGTCGCTGGTCGACAATGTGACCAATGGCATGACGAGGGTCATCTCCGAGTTCGCACGCCTCAGTCAGATCAAGCAGTATACCGAGGCCGCGTACAGTGAGATCAAGCGCTTCGGCAACCTGACCGCCAATCTCAATGTTAGCGCCAAGAAGCAGGAGCGCCGAGAGGACCGCAAGGTCCTTAAGGATGCAGGTGCCGGAAAGGCGCTCGCATCCTACAACCGTATGGTTGTGATTCTCGACAAGCTGAATGGGATGCTCAAGCAGCTTGAGACGAGGATGCAGGCTCAGCAGGCCATAGTCGACAAGTGGCAGGACAAGGTCGACGCGGCCAATGACGCCCTCGATGTTCAGCAGAAGCGTCTCGACAAGCTTCAGGCCACGCTCGCCAAGTATCAGGACAAGCTGAGCGCCGCACAGCAGAGCCTGAACGACTACGCCAGCGCCCCACTCGTCGGAATGCGGGCGATGGAGGATCAGATCTTCGCTAACGAGATGGCGCAGGTTCGCCTCCGTTATGCGATGATGCAGATGGAAGACGTCGTTGGCACTTACGACGACCTCAAGGAGAAGATGGAGGCGATCAACGGCCTTCAGGAGATTCTCCGTGGCACGCAGGAAAGCCTCCGCGCCGCTGGTGCTGGCTCCGAGATTCTTGATCAGTACGATTCTGAGATCAAGAAGCTGGAAGAGCAGAAGGGCACCTATAACGAGACTGCTGACCAGCTCAACACAATGCGCCTTGAGCTTGAGGCTCTGCAGCGTGAAGCCGAGAGGCTCGACCTCGTCAAGGCGATGAAGTTCGACGAGCTTCAGTATCAGATCAAGCAGGCCGCTGATACTTCGAAGGAGCTGACCTTCGAAGAGATTATGACCGGCATGGCTAAGGCCAACGCCGAGATCGCTAAGTACGGCCCGCTCGTGGATCAGGCTACGGCGGCAGTCGAGAAGCAGCAGAAGAAGGTCGACGAGGCCACTGCCGCCCGCGACAGGCTGCAAGAGCGTTTGGAAAAGGAGCAGGCCGCTCTCGACGCCATCAAGGATAAGTACGACGAAGTCAACGATGCCATCTCGGCTATCGAGCGGACGATCAGTGACGTCACCGCTGCAGCGGACAAGATGAATGCTGCCCTTGCCAAGAAGAAGAAGGGCGGGGCTGACGACTACATTAGCCCCGGCCTGCAGAACTTCCTCGATGCAGCAGGCGGCGACTATCCTGACCCCGGCGGCAAGGGCATTCCGCCGCGTACGGACTGGAGTAACCAGGCGGCCGACATTGACAAGTGGGCCGACGAGCTCAGTCAGTCTACGTCTGACATGTTCGCCCAGCTCAACCCCTTCGCTCCGCTCAAGGAGAAGGCACTCAAGGTTTGGAACTGGATCAAGGACAGGGCCAAGGGAGCAGCTGGAAAGATTGGCGAGTTCTTCTCCGCCGCTTTCGATGGTGTTGACTTCGGTGACAGCCTGAATCTCGACAGCATCAAGGACAAGACCGAGGGTATTCTCGAGTTCCTGACGGAGTTCGCCTCGGATATCGCCAAGCCCTTCAAGTGGGCATATGAGCTCCTCTGGCCTCCGGTCAAGAGGATCGGTCAAGGCATTTGGGATGGCCTCAAGAAGGTGTGGGAGAAGGTCGGCCCCAAGCTGGAGGAGTTTGCAGAGCTGTGGGAGCCCATTGGCAAGGCCATCGAGAACCTTTGGAGCATAATTAAGCCTGTCCTCGGCGTGATCGTTGGCGCGATGCTTGCGATGCTGACCGGAAGCTTGACGGCCATCGGGAGTGCCATCGGTCCCCTGATTGAGTCGATCGGTACAGTCTTCGGCGGAATCATTGATATCGTCAAGGGCGCCATCAAGATCATTACTGGCATCCTTACGCTTGACGGTGGAATGATGCTCGACGGCATCGCGGACCTCTTCAAGGGCCTGTGGGGAATCGTTTGGGGAATCTTCAGTGGTCTTGTCAGGACCGTCTGGAATCTCTTCAAGGGCTTCGTCGAGGGCATCTACAACTTCATCGTTTGGCTTGGCGACAAGATCGGTGTCGACGTACCTGCCATTGTCGACAAGATCAAGAGCGCGTTTAGCCCACTCGCCGCCCTTGCAGGCTGGGTGTGGGACAACGTTCTCGTGCCGATCTACGACTTCTTTGTTTCAGCGTGGGAGGACTACATCAAGCCCTTCATGCGGGGCTGGTGGGCCGGAATGAAGGAGGCTTGGAAGAACCTTGCCAAGGTCGGTCAGTGGGTTTGGGACAATGTGCTCAAGCCTGTTTGGAACTTCTTCAAGTGGCTTTGGACTGACGCAGTCCGCCCCGAGCTTGCGCGGTGGTGGGAGCGCATTCAGGCTGCGTGGGCTGCGCTCAAGAAGGTCGGTACGTGGATTTGGGATAATGTGCTCAAGCCTGCGTATCAGATGTATAAGGATTACTGGAATCTGCACGTCAAGCCGGAGCTTGCGCTCTGGTGGGAGCGAATCAAGAAGGTATGGGACAAGCTAACTGGCCTTGGAAACTGGGTCAAGACGCACGTCATGGACCCCGTCAAGAATGCCTTTACGTCTGGCTGGCGTGCTATCAAGGAGTGGTTCGTCGAGAACGCTGATATCATCACGAAGCCTGTCAACACAGTTGTCAATTCAGCCATCCGTGGAGTCAACTTCCTTATTCGAGGCCTGAACAAGGTTGCGGATATCCTTCCCGGCATCGACTGGGACATTAAGCAGATTCCAGAGCTCGCACGCGGCGGCAACATCCCTCAGCGTCGAGTCGGAAATGGCTTCATTACCTCTGGCGCAAGGGCTATCGTTGGCGAGGGCAAGGCTAACCACCCCGAGTTCGTCATTCCTACTGACCCGACTTATCGCAACCGTGCGCGGGCACTCCTGACTGCAGCAGCGGCCAAGATCGGCATGGGCTCTGGCGTCAACCCGAGAGGTGTCGCTGGCGATACTGCTAAGGACATTGCCGCAGTCATGCGCCACAACGGAAGCGTTGGGCCTGACGGTACTCCGAGGTTCGCCATCGGTGGCTGGCTCTCCGACAAGTGGGGCGACCTGAAGGGTATCGCCAAGGCTGTTGCTAAGATTCCGAGGAACGCGGTAGCCAGCCTGATGAATCCGATTCTCGATGCTGGTCGCGAGAAGATCAAGGATATCGGCTGGGCTCCGGTCGAGGCTCCTCCGCTGAGTGCCATCGACAAGCTTGAGGGCTGGGTCAGGGACACCAACAAGTCGGCTAACTCTAGCGCCACGAAAGCTGACGAGATGGTCACGGGTGGACCGCGAATCAAGGCCGCGCTGGCGTGGGCCAAGACGCAGCAGGGCAAGCCGTACAGGTGGGGATCGGCTGGACCCGAGGGCTACGACTGTTCTGGATTTATGTCTGCCATCCACAACCACATCGTCGGCAACCCGCTGCACAGTCGAGTCGGAAGTACCGCCTCGTTCCCGTGGAACGGCTATACCTTCGGAAGCAAGCCCACTGGGTTTACTATCGGCTCGACTCCTAACTACGGAGGCAGCGGAGTCGGTCACATGGCGGGTACGCTGGGTGGAGTCAATGTTGAGTCTGCAGGCGGCGTAGGCGTCCGAGTTGGATCGTCCGCCCGTGGTGCCCTTGACCCCGGCTTCAGGACTAGGGCGCACCTTGCAATGAAGCAGGGCGGCATCGCCTTGGCTCGACGTGGACAGCCGACGCCGGTAGTGGTGGGCGATGGACGCTACGACGAGGCTGTTGTACCATTGCCTTACGGATGGCAGAGTCTCCGAGAGGGCGCTGGCGAAAGCCGAACCATTAACATCTACGGCGACCTGAGCTTCCCGAACATCAAGTCTGGTGACGACGCGGAGCTGTTCCTTCAGAACCTTGAGAATGTGAGTAGGGACTGATATGTCACACTTTGCCGGAGTAACTCCCGCACAGGGAGCCATCTTCAAGGAACTGAATCCAGTCATCAATCTGTCGACGTACTTCAACATCGCCGCAGATTACAAGTGGTTCATCTACGTCAGCACGAGCGCTACGCCTGACGACACGAACTCGATCTGGAAGATCACTTCGCCTGTCTACAGCGTGCCAACTGGGTCACAGGCTTACACGGAGACGTTCCAGTACCCGATCGAGACTGAGCTTCCTCCGGGGAATTATAAGGTGCGAGCCGTTTCGGCTCGGGCGAACCTCATCAAGAACCCCTCGTTCGAGACGAACACGACTGACTGGGCCTTGGTTGGGCCTTCGACTGGAACGCTGGCACGCAGCACGGCACAGAAGTCCAACGGCACCGCTTCTATGTCAGTCACTATGTCTGGCACGACGCCGCCGATTCCTGTGACTACTGTTGCAGCCGAGCCCAACCGGACCTACACGTTCCAGTTCAAGGTTCGCGCCGCAACAACGACGCGCAGCATTCAGGCGCAGATTCGCTGGGAAGGGCTTTACGGCTCGACCATTACAGACGTAACTGGAACTGCAGCCACGAACACGAACACAGGCTGGACAACCTACACTGTTAGTGGAGCTGCTCCTGCCTCGACGGTGCAGGCTTCGGCTCGAATCCTTTTCGCCGCATCTGCGGCCAGCGAAGTCCATTACGTTGACGACGTGATGTTTACCGAGGGTTCGGACACTCCGGCGTACTTCGACAACTTCGCGGCCAACGCTCGCAGCATTGGCAACAGCCCGATCACTACGAACTTTGTAATCGAGGGCTACGCTTCCGCAACTGGCACGTTCCCGACGGACGGCTCTAAGTTCTCGTGGACAGACGATGCCCTGCCGTACCCGCTGGCGACCTCGTGGAACACGGTAGCCAAGGGAGGGCAGTCTGCGTATCAGGTTGTTGTCGAGAAGGTTTCCGACGGCTCGACGGTAGCGGACTCTGGAAAGATCACCAGCTCGGCAACCAGCGCCACGATCAACATTCCGACGACTGCCAAGGATATTGACCTCCGCTGGAAGGTTCGAGTCTACGATGCGTACGACACGGCCTCGGCTTACAGCACGGCACGCACCTTCAAGATTCTGTCTCGTCCGTCGGTGACGATTACTGCTCCTACACAGGGGCAGACGATCAGCACTGGTAACCCTGCCCTGACTTACACAGTCGCCACGGCTGGTGGCAGACTCGTCAAGACGGTACGCGCCGAGCTCTACTCTGGACTCACGAAGGTTTGGAGCATTACCAAGGCCGTCAGTCTGGCGAACGGCGATTCGGATACTATCAGTGATTCGACGTTCTACTTTACAAACAACACGAACTACCAGTACCGCGTCAACGTCATAGACTCTGACGGCATCGACTCCAAGTTGGTCGCACGAGACTTTACTGTAGCCTACACTGCTCCCGCAGCGCCCGGCGCATTGACTGTCAGCGACAGCCTCTATGACACGTCGGGCTACGTCTCGGTCAGCTGGTCGGGTGCATCCCCTGACGCAGACTTCTACGCGTGGGCCATTGAGCGGGAGGACTCGCTGGTTGACGTTTCTACCGGATCAGTCGTCAGCACGTTGCCGTGGAAGGAAGTAGGAGTCCTCTATTCCAACACGGCTCCGACAAACCAGTTCTACGACTACTCGGCTCCGTCTGGATATCAGGTTCGCTACCGTGTGCGGCAGGTGGCATACAAGTTTAACACAGTTGTCAACGGCAGTTACACTACGTCTGGAACAGTGTCTCCGTTCACCGAGAGTTACTGGCTGTACGCAGGAGTGAATGGCGCGTCGACCAGCATCACTGCACTCAAGCTGCACAACGTCACCGCAGATGACTTTACCGACGAGGTAGAAGAGGCTGAGTTCATTCTCATCGGACGCGGTAGGTACTACGAGCGAGGAACAGAGCTCGGCGTCAATGGCACGCTCCAGTGCAAGCTTCGTAACACCGATGGAATCGGCGCTCGCATCAAGAGGCTCGCCCTGATGAACTTCAAGAAGGACAACACTTACGCGACGTTGCGTAATCCCTTCGGCGACGAGTATCAGGTCAGCCTTGGTGCCATGCAGGTCGGCAGGATTGCCGGAACTGGAAGGGACGAGTTTGTCGACGTCTCGATCCCATACAAGGAGGTCGTGAACAGATGACAACTCCCCCGGCTGCTATCAAGGAAGCAGTAGACCGAGGCATCGGCACCGTTACTCGTAGTATCGAGGTTTACGAAGCCGATGGTTCGACTCTGTGGGCCGATGGCCTGAGCGATCGTCTGATTTCTGGCTCCGTAAGTCTCTCGTACGGAGACAACGAACGCCGGACGATGGACCTGACGCTCAACAACGCCGACAACTTTCTCCGGTCGTCGCCTAACGGCTTTTGGTACGACAAGGTCCTGAAGATTTATCGTGGCGTCAGTTTCGCTGGCTCGATGATTACCTCCAAGGCTACTGTGATCGAGCACACCGGAGGCGCGACACAAGGAGTCCGGTTTGCTTCCTCGCTGAAGAAGTACGGAATCGACGCTGACTTCAGTGACTCCTATTCAGATATCTCTGCGCTTCTTGATTCGGATATCATCATCAGCTTTACCGGCTCTGCCTCGGCGTCCGCAAAGGCGACCGACCTCAAGAACCTCTATGACCGTGGTCGGAACATCATCACCATTGGCAATAAGAACACTTCGGCGCAAGTTCCTCACTTGACCACCACTGTTTCCAAGACCAGTACGTGGGGCATCTCGCAGCCAGTAGCCGGAAACGAACTCACGGCGGGATGGACGAGCGAAGCCATCGCGGGGTCGACCGCAGGGAACGCCGTTAACGCCATCAGCGGGGACGCTGTCGCAGTCTCTCGATGGTTCATGAGTGATTCCACCTATTCAATTACAGGGAGCGTCACGTTTAACGAAAACGGCGGAAAATGGTTTAACCTTAATCTGCCGTCTCTCTCTGGAGCCAACGGCGGAACTCAGTTTTGGATACTTCTTGGCAACGTCTTGGCTTGGATGCGCGGAACGAACTCGACGGTTGAGTGGCAGACGCAGATCGGCGAGTTCGTCATCGACTCGATCAACGGCGACCACTTCCCCACAGGCATCAAGATCAATGGCAGGGACTACGTCAAGAAGGCTACGAACAGCAAGCTCAAGAACGCTTCGTCTTTCGCGGCTGACACTAGCGTCAGTACCCTCATCACGGCGTTGGCTGCTAACTCTGGAATCGACAAGATTCGGCTGGCCGAGATGCCAGAACTGCTCGGGTCTACGCAGACGTTCGACCGAGGCACGCCTCGCTGGGACATTATGCGCGAAGCCGCCCATGCTACTGGCTATGAGATCTACTTCGACAACGAGGGTTACCTCACTACTCGCAAGTACCTCGACCCTACTCTCAGTCCTCCGTCTCATACCTTTCTAACTGGCGCGATGGGAAACCTCGCCAGTCTGTCCCGTGCCACTAACGACTCTCGTATCTACAACCACGTCGTCGTGTACGGTGACCCGACTTCCGAAGAGCAGCGTATGCCTTACGTCGGCGAAGCCATCAACACTAATTCTGAGTCACCCACTAACGTCGACCGCATCGGGGATAGGTACTACTCCTACGCCAGCACCTTCTTTACGAACGAGGCACAGTGTCAGGCATACGCAGATCGTCTGCTGGGATTGCACGCGCTGGAGTCATTCGAGTTGAGCTTTAGTGCGATCAACTACCCGTGGCTGGAGGTTGGAGAGATCGGACGCATCCTTGATCCCAACGCTGTTGCTGGCGATCCAGACCAGTACCTGATTGATACTGCCAACATTCCGCTGGCTCTTGGTCCTATGACCATGACCGGCAAGCGGATTACCTCGGTGGGATGAGACATGGACCTTAACGACATTCGCACATCCATCAGGCTGCGAGATATCCTGACTTCGATTGCGGAGAGCGCAATCAGGCGGCTGCGCCCTGACGAGCGAATTGGCAAGGTCTTCTCGTATGACAACTCTACGCGGTCTGCTAAGATCCTGTTCGCCGGCGAGTCGATCGACAACCTCGTAACAGTCCACGTTGGCGACCACATGATCCCTTCGCTCACAATGGCCGAGACGTACAACCAGCTCGGCTTCGCAGCGCCGAGTGATATCGTCCGCGTAGCCTTCGGCGCAGGTCAGTATTACATCTGTGACTACATCAGTGGTTCACCTCGGTCGCCGAAGGCCGATGGTACTGGTACTGGAATCATCACCAACCCTCACGCCAACCCTTCGTTCGAGACTGTCTCCAGTTCTACCTATGGAAACGGTAATGCTACCTCTGTGACAGAGCGAGCCGTCCCGACGAACTGGTCGTACTTTTGGGGAACTGCTGACGCGTCATATGCGTCAGACACTGACACTTGGAACGGCGAAGCCGGTCGCTCACTGAAGATGACTTTTGCCAACCTCAGCTCCAATCAGCGCGCACAGACTACTGTCTTTGAGGTCAAGCCGGGGTCCATCGTTACGATGAAGGTCAAGGTCAAGAGTACCGGACCTGACCTCGAGATCGGCGTCCTTAGTAGTGACAAGTTTAACTTCGACTTCTTCGACGGCAACTCGCTGACCAAGTGGGACAACAGCGGCGTTGTCGCTATCCCCACCGACGGGTACTGGCGCGAGTATACCTACAGTACGACCATCCAGGCTGACCGTACCAAGGCCAAGATCAGTCTTCGCGGTAATTCGGATGCCGCTGGGTCGACCGGAGATATCTGGTTCGATGCTACTGAGATCACTGTTGATGAGTCCGGTGTTCTCAATGGCAACAACATCATCGCGGCTAATGACCTCAAGGGCAAGCAGCTCTACGTCAATGAGCGTCGGTTCTACGAGATGCCTGTGCTTGGCGAGGCGCACACCCTGATGGGCGCGGCAAGCAACAGTCCAGCGGACGGCGTTTACCGAGAAATCTACAAGAGTGCTAGCCTCTCTGTCCCTTCTGGAACACGTGCCATTCTAGTCAGCGCCTGGGGAACTGGGCAAGCAACCGCAGCATGTGCTAATACGTGGAAAACAGAAACGTCTCTGGATGCAGCCGCTTGGGTTGAGCAGTCGTCCTCTCGACAGAATAACACCGGAATGTCGAACTTCACTTTCCACATGTCGACTACCTTTATGATTAACGTTCCTGTTGGGACAACGACTTTTCAGGTCAGAATCACGAATGCCAACGATGCATTAAGTTCTAGCGCTGTTAGAATGACTCCCGGTGGATACAAGGTTACATATCTAGGATAAGGAAGAATCATGTCTCTTAACGCTCTTTCTCAGATGCGCCACTCTGGCGGCCTCGTTGCACGCGTCACGGCTTGTGTTGCACAGGAGGGAGAGGCGCAGCCTGAGAACTGGGTTGTATCGAACCTCTGGAAGGTTACTGCTAGGTCTGACTGGATTCAGGCCTGGGCGTACGCCGAGGAGGTTAAGACTGTGAACGTCAATCCTGACACAGGACAGCGTGACGACGTTATCACTGACGCGATGATTCTGGCTGCCGTTCAGGCCGTTCGCGGCACGCCAGCGTAGTGCGGTCCTTGACCGTCGCAACACCCCGCCGATACCCTGCGAACCAGAAGTAACTAGTTGGACACTTGGAGGTCCAGATGAGTACTACAACCGTTAGCACCTCGGTAGCAAACCCGATCCGAACAGGCGTCCAAGGCGGACTGGCATGGGCCGTCACCGAGGGCCTCGATGCCTTCGGCATCATCCCGATGGATGAGCGCCAGTATGGAGTGAGCATCGTGCTCCTTGGGGTTCTGTTCAGCTTCATCCAGAACGTCGTCGAGAACTACCTTGGCAAGGGCTTCATGCGCCGCGTGCCCGAGCCCCAGCAGCCGATTCTGGACAAGTGACATGGCACTTTCACAGAACGGTTGGCGGGCGTTGACGCCCACTTCTCGCCTACTTCACTCGTGGGTGATTCCCGGCGACGGAACGAAGCTTCGACTTCGGAACGGGTCAGCCGGGTTTCTTCTCGTTCACCTTGCCACGCGGTTCGACAAGCGCGTCGAGGACTTGACCGAGCCTGTCTTGGACGACTGGGGCTACGCCTACAGGCCGATCCGAGGTTGCGTTGCTCTTTCCAACCACGCGTCCGGTACTGCGATGGACCTCAATGCTACTGATCATCCCCTCGGAGTGAAGGATACCTTCACCCCTGAGCAGGAGCAGATGATCCACAAGATCCTCCGCAAGTATAACGGGTGCATTCGCTGGGGCGGCAACTACAAGGGGCGCGTAGATGAAATGCACTTCGAGATCAACAAGCCGATGGCTGACTGTGAGCGCGTTGCCCGTCGCCTCCTTAAGTCTCAGCGAGGTAGGGAGATCCTCAAGGTCAATCCCGGTCAGCGCAGAGTTATCCTTTCGTGACGAAGTGGCTCCCGTGCCGAACAATCCAGAAAGGTATGTCAAGACCATGACCGTTAGGCGATGGGGAAGAATCTTGATGTATCTCGGCTTGCTCGGCTCGGGAATCTTCTCGGTTATCGAGCCACCAATCTTGATCGAATCACAGGCCACAGCAGTTGTGACCTCGGTATGGGCGTTCTTGATGGTGGGGTCAGCGGCAGGCTGCCTTTACGGCTCTGTGTCAGATCGCTGGATCGGTGAGTATTCAGCGCTTCCTCTGCTATTTTCTTCGCTAGGTTACTTTGGTTTTACAGTTTTAATATCAGCTTTCGAGCGAGATAGTGTTCCTGTACTTGCTTACGCTCTTACGATTCTAGCGTTTACGTCGGGGCTTGTAGCGCGTTGGCGAGACGTTCAGGTAATCAAATCGCAGGCAGTAGAGCTGGGGCGCACGAGTCGGGGAGAGTAAGCCGTGAACGTCAGTGAACTCCTGACGCTATTGCTCGGCGGTGGAGCTGTCGCTACTCTTGGCGCGCTATTTCAGGGCATTCGTTCACTTCAGAATGGCGCACGCACTCGCGAGAAGGAAACAGTCAAAGAACTTGTTAAGCAGCGCAAGCAGGCATGGATCGAGAGAGACAACTCGAACGCGCAAGCTGACTACTGGCGGCGCTGGGCGGCTATTGTGGAATACGAGGCGAGTCGCAATGGCTTGCAACTTCCCCCCAGGCCACCCGAGCCGACCGAGAAGAAGTACGAAGACGAAGAGAGTAATCAATGACCTCCAACGAAGATGAGTTTATGAACCATCTTGACAGGAAGGCCAAGCGCGGCGGGTTGGCTTGGATAGCAGTTGGGCTGGTTCTAGCCATATTGACGCTGGCCGTAGGGTTCTCTGTATACAACGCGGACCATGCCGAACAGGAAGTTGAAGATCACAAGCAGGAAGCGGTAATTCGGGATGTTCGCATCCGAAGCCTTGAGGATGCACTAGAAGCCCAGCGTCAACAGTTCAACGAATGTCGCGGAAAGAACGCGAATGCGCCGGGATGCAGGACTCCCGTTGCTCCTGAGCCGGAAAGCGTCGAGCCTGAGATCATCATTGGCCCACAGGGGCCTGTTGGCCTGATGGGGCCAGTAGGTCCGCAGGGGCCAGTAGGTCCGCAGGGACCACGAGGTCCGCGTGGCTTCATTGGAGCCAGTGGGCTCAACGGAGAGGACGGCAAAGATGGTGCTAAGGGTGATACGGGCATTGCTGGAGCTAAGGGCGACACCGGAGCAACTGGTCCGCAAGGCCCTGCAGGACCCGAAGGGCCGAGGGGAGCGCAAGGCCCCGCAGGGCCAGTAGGTCCTGCGGGGTCAGATGCTCCGGTTATTACTGATATCAGATTCACTGGCGATCCCAGTGCCTGCACACTTCAGATCACCTTGAGTGACGGAACTATCTACTCGCTTGAAGCGCCTTCAGTATTCTGCGCCAAGCCCTCCTGAGCGTTCTTAGTCGCCCTCTCGTCCAGCCGCTGGCGAAGCGCCGGGGTTGCCGGTGAACGAAGCAGCCACCATGTAGAGCGCCTCGCCTCGACTAAAGCCTGCGTTGACCCACTCGAGGACGGCCTCGTGCTGAGCCATCGCAAGTCCTCGCATCGGAGACATGTCGGGAAAGCCGGGGAGCGGCCTGCCCTCTTCGAGGGCCTGGCGAATCTGCTCCTCGTAGTCGTCACTTGCCGCCATTGCGACCCTCCATGATCTTGTCCTTCTCGTCCTGCGAGACGAACATGTATGTACCTACGGAAGAAACGTCTCCGAGGTAACGCTTGCGGCACTGGTCGCTGCAGACTCCGGTTCCACGGTAAGCCATCGTTTCGATCTTCGCACCGCACTGACAGTGCGTATTACTCCCGTAACTCACTTGAACTCCTTCTTCTCGGTCACCTTCGGTCGCGGAGATGACCAGTTGGTCTTGATGTAAGCCTGGATTTGACGTTGCTGGTCAGTCGACAGGCGCTTATCCTTCAGCATCTGATCAATGGACGTCACCGTAAAGTTCCCGTAGTCACGGGTGATCTCAGGTCCAACGATGGCTGCGACAGCATGAGCGTCAGTGACAGACCGGCGCGGCGTGGCAGTCATCTTGACGTTGAAGTTCTCGGTGTCGAACTCGAACGTGTCCTCCATCTCGGCTTGCTTGGAGAGCAGCGCATCGAGTTCTTCGTCGGCGTACTTCAGTGCCATGAGTTGAGACGAGATGATCAGCTTGCGGCGAGCGATATCGTCCACTGAGAGCCCGACCGGCGATCCACCTGCGATAGACTTTGTGAGTGACTCGCAAGTCGTCTTGCGAATGCACCACTTGCACTCGTCGTTGATCGTCTCAACGGTCTTGTCCTCGTCAGTAGCAATGATGCGCTCGGCGGCACGCTTGAGGTAGCGATATGTGTCGGCATTCTCGTCACGAGTAAAGACGACACCCACCGGAGCGTCGTGGCGCAGCATGTCGAAAGAAACCCAGATTCGCTTAGCCTTCGGCCACTTGATCTGCGCTGCCAGCGCGTACGCACGCGGCTGAATCTTGCGCTTCAGATCGTCAGGGTTGATTCGCGCTCGGATCGTCTTGTAGTCGACGACTTCGTACACATCCTCCTCGAGCCTGTCGGCACGGTCCCAAATGTAGTTGAAGGGGATATCGCCAGCCGAGGTCTTAATCATGAAGTTCTCCTTGACCTCGCAGGAGAGCACTTCATTTTCGAGGCCCGACTTATTCCTGTCATACCACTTCGCTACCAGCGCGGCACCGTCCTTGTAGGCTTCAGTGTCGAAGTTCGTCGTGTTAAACGTCTCGACGTACCCGATCTGATAGTACGCATTCAGGTGAGCAATGTCGTCCCACCCGACCTTTTTGTCGATGTAGACGTCCTTGACGAAGTGTTCCAGAGCGTAGTGAACGCTCGTGCCGATATCCGCTGGCTGACTCGATAGACGCGGTGTACGAAGAAAGTTCTCGTACTTCCAGCGCTCCATACACGACTCCGAAACAAGGATGCTCGAAGCCGACAGGGTCTTCGGTATCATGAGCGGCTCCCCAAGGGGCGCTCCAGCTTGTCAATCTCGCGGTACATGTCAGCGCGCTCAGTGTCGCCAAGTGATTCCCAGATCTCAGCGATCTCTTCTCGGGTTGTCCAGCGTCGATCAGCCATCTTCTTCGTCCTCCTCCTCGTTGGATGCAATCTTGCCAGCCCATATGCCATATGACGAGTTCGTTCTGACTCTGTAGTCAGCACACTCGCTACGGACTGGGCAGGTAAAGCAGATGATCTTGCCTACATTGTGCGAATGACCCTTGCCCGGAAACCACGGGTCGCGAGCCTTCGGATCTTCTCGTTGATTAGGAGCCTTGCCAGCGCAGGCTGCCCTGCTCATCCATTCTTCTGGCTCGAAGAGGAATCGAGCTTCAAAGGATCGCTCTGGCTGGGCTGACCAGCGTCCCCGTCCACAGGTGCTGGGGCAGGGTTGTCCAACGTCTCGAGCTCGATCGTCAGGGTCGACTCCGAGGAGGGCGCAGGCACCTGTGCAGACTCTGCTTTTGGGACCGTAGTTTCACGGTCGTCAGGCGTGTCGGCTGGAACAACACGGGGAGAGAAGTCGGCAAAGGCGACGCTGTCGTCTACAAGCGTAACTTCCCCACGCTGGATAATCTTGAAAGGCGACACTACCTTCGGCTCATTGTGTTCTTCTGACATTCTACTCTCCCGTTGAGGTCGATGGGTGGCAGTCCTTGACACCATACACCCGCTTGGCCCGCTTGCACTACCGGAGCCGCAATTGTCAAGGACTATCGGCATTGGCTTTAGCCGCGCAGCGAGCGCCCAAGCTTGTGCAGCAGCTCCTCGACCGACACAACTTCGGGATCAATAAGCTCAACGTCCCCGTTGATATACTTGACGACAATGTCGTACTTGGCATTCTCCATCGGACGCCTTTCGACCTTGATCGACATGATCCCCTTCTTGGAGATGTAATGATCCTTGGTGATCTCAACGAACTCAGCCATTGGAAATCACCAGCCACCGCACTTCGAAGTCATGTGCGTTCATCAGAAAAGATTCTCCTCACGCTCATGAAGAGCCTTGTTAGCTTCTTGATAATTAAACTCGTCATACTCGATAGCGACGGCAGAACGAGCACAGTTGCGAGCTGCGCGAACAAGTGATCCAGACCCGCCGAAAGGATCGACGAGGAAGTCACCCTCATCTGTGGATGCCTTAATGAGGGTTTCCAAGAGAGGCCCAGGCTTCTCGTGAGGATGGATAAGTTGGTTCGGCCTAAGTTGCGGAGTACGAATAACTGAATTGCGGCGCTTTGCCGACTTCGGCCTTCTCCCCTTTTGGAAAAAGAGAATGAACTCACAGCCCATTCCCCAAGGACATTCGAGATCTCCCATCCCTGGGCCGTCTTTTTCCCAGACCAAAATAGCCTTACGCTGAAAACTGAACTGTGGCATGAACTCATCAGTCATCACCATCCAGTCGGAGAGTACCTGATAGGAAGTAAAGACGTAGCAGTCTGAGTTGTCTGCCGTCTTGGGCAGTAGCACACTCATGACGTTCTTGAAGGTCTTGATCGCAACCTCAGGCGTCTCGTCGTTGGCGATCTTGCGGGCGTACTTCTTGCCCACCTCTGTAACGGCCATGTTGGATTGGTTGTCCACTCCAAAAGGAGGGTCGGTGATAATGCAGTCGATCCTACCGGGCTTGAACCTTTGTCCCAGCTCGGCGCTGTCCCCCAACCAAATGTCGTGAATTAACTTCATGCAGCACCCCTAAGATTCATCGTTGAAAGTTTTTCACATAAGGCAAGGTAGTATGGATCTGTGACGCGCTTGCCTCTAGTAAACGTGAGCTTGATCTTGCAAATCTCGATCAAGAACTTAACTTGATCCTGCTTTGTGATGCAGTACGGCTGGATCAGTTCACAGGCATCAAGAATAACTTGAGTAGCGGTCGGTCGCCATGTGTATTGCATCTTTCTGTTTCCTTCGGGAAGGCGTGGTGATATAGCGCCACCAGGAAACATCTCGTGAAGCTTTAGTATGGTAGGCTCATGTGTCATTACTACAGACAAGGCGGGTTGATAAGCTTGGTAGTCGTTTACCCGAGAAAGCTTTCTTACTCCGACGTAACCCTCGCCGTCAATGAGTCCAGCAAGCCACGCAGCGTCAGTTTCGCTGATCTGATGGACGAGCTTTGTCACGTTTCTTCTCCTTGGCTAGCCTAACGTTTTCTGCGTGTGCTTCAAGACATGCAGTACAGGGGTACTCGCCTTTCCTTCTGTGCCGATGATACGCCGCATTGGTGCCACAAGGCAAGAGTTCGCGAGGCTTCGGCTTTTTGTGCTTTGAGGACTTGGTTCGCTTCAGCTTGAAAGCGCTTTTCTTGTGATGCTTGAGCGGTGGCCTGCTTACGTTATTATTTTGCAGGATGCGCCAAACTGTGCGCTTGCTAACCTTGAACATGACAGACAACTCGTTGATTGTCCAGTCGTCTACACCAAGATATTCGTTGATCAGTTCGCGCTCTTGCTCGTCGGTTAGTAGCCGCTTAAAAGCCATCTCTCCGTGCCTCCAGCATCTCCTGAAACAGAAGACCACTCTTGCGCTTGTACCTCCTGGTGTGATATTCACCGTCAAGCTTCAGTTCGTAAGGCTCTAGTGTATTGAGTGCCTG